AAGTGGAACTTTCATTGATTGGATTCAAGTTAAAAAAGTCCATGCAAGGGATACAACTGCAAGAGATATTGTAGCAATATATTAATGAGGTACCGCCCAAGATGGTCTGATTCAATCAAACCATACATTGAACAATTCAGAATATTATCACAAGAACAACAGATCCGTCTATTACAGATGATGTTGAAATCAGATAAGATTGAAACTTCTGAAAACAAGAAACACTTGAATGTAGTTTCCAAAAGTAGTTCGAGAATCAAAACACTTGAACAACTTCTGGAGGTTGCACAAGTAGATCTTGAACAATTCTTTGTGGACAAATACAACATAAATAAATGGGAGGTTTCAGCACAGATTGATGGTCGCATGGTGACTGAAGAACTGTTTCAAGTGAAAGCATCATTGATAAGAAACAAAGCCATACAGATACAGAAAAGAATTCTTGATGAATTACACCATGACTTCATAAATAATTCACCAAAGCAAGTGAAACACAAGCCAATTAAAGGTATTGGTCACATGCTTGAAGTGAACATCTTTGATTTGCACTTTGGAAAACTTTGTTGGAATGGTGAAACTGGTGAAGATTATGATACAAAGATTGCATCTTCAAGATTTCATTCAGCAATTGATGATATAATTCAAAAAGCATCTGGACACAATATTGAAAAAATTATCTTTCCAGTTGGAAATGATTTCTTCAATTCAGATGGAAAAGAAAATCAGACTTCAAATCACACACCACAAGATGAAGATCTTAGATGGATGAAGACATTCCGAAATGGAAGAAGATTGATTGTTGAAGGGATTGAAAAGCTTAAACAATTGGCAAATGTTGAAGTTGTTATTGTACAAGGGAATCATGATTTTGAAAGATCTTATTATTTAGGTGATTCACTTATTGGATGGTTCAGAAATGATCAGAATGTTTCAATCAATAATGAAGCAACACCAAGAAAGTATGTTCAGTTTGGAAGTAATCTGATAGGGTTGACACATGGAAACAATGAAAAGATTGCAGATCTTCCATTGCTTATGGCATCAGAAAAGAAAGAACTGTGGTCAAATACAAAATTCCATGAATGGCACATTGGACATTTTCATCACAAGAAACAAATCAAGTTTCAGACAATAGATGAACAGAAAGGTTGTGTGATACGTTTCATGCGATCACTTTCTGGAACTGATGCATGGCACAATTTGAAAGGATATGTTCAGAATGTACAATCAGCTGAAGCATTTATCTGGCATCCAGAAGACGGAATGATTGCACATCTATTCTTCAACCTATGAGAATAGCTTTAAATATAAACATAATGCAAGGTCTTATGATAGGGATAAGACATTTCGAACCAGATGAACATCATCCTTATTTTGAAGTTCAAATTTACATTTTACTAATTACAATCAATATTTTTTTCATTAAGGAATCTGAACAATAGTAAGTGTTTCAAAGCTATTCAACAAAATACTTATGAAATAAACTGTAATATTTTTGTTACAATGGAAATGTTTTCTATCTTTGAATATCGAAAGCAATAAAGCTGATGATTAAAAAACAAGATTATGATAACTACAAACAATTACACAACAGAAGAACAAAAGTACATAGATGCAAGATTATTAATGATGCAATGTGAAAGAATAGGAAAAATTATAAGTTTAGAAAAAGCATTAGAATTAACTGATTATTAAAAATAGGAGCTTAATGCTCCTTTAACCCTAAAGACAAAACAGATGAATAATTTAGATTACATATTTGGTGACATTACTGAACAAATGGAATCACTTACACCAGAAAAGATGTACAAGTTTAAAATTGTAGGAAGTTTCAATGGAAGTAAATTCAAGCAGATTGAACTTTGCAAAACTGAAGAAGAAGCAATCATGAGAATTGAAAAGAATAGAAACAAGTATGGTCAAGGATGGGTGTTAACTTACTTTAATATTGAAGACTAATGTTCAAGAAATCTATTATAAAAGAAGTGTTGAAATATGCACATAAAAGAAACAAGTCTTTGGATGTTGTTCAAAGGTATTTGTCTATTCATTACAGAATTCATGCAACAATGAATGTACTGAAGAAAAGAAATTCATGGATCAAAATCAAGGATAAGTTATGTTAAGAAACTTTGAAGAAGAAACTTGCAATTTGTCTGATGATGAATTGAAGATTGCACAATCAGTCATGAAAGGATTGAAGAAGTATGTTGGAAAGCCAAATGCAATTGCTGGATCAAAGATCTGTTCTGGATTCCACAACAACACCAAATTTAAATTGCAAGGTGTTAGACTTCGCAAAATTATAAACCATTTGAGAAATCAAGGTGAACCAATTTGTTCAAGTTCAAAAGGATATTATTATCCAGCAAACAAGAAAGAAATTATTGACACATGTATTTCACTACAACAAAGAATTGACAGCCAAACAAAAATCATTCAACAATTAAGTCAAGCAATATGAGGTTAAGATTATCACACAAGCAAATGGTTTCAAATTGTGAAACACCAAAAGCAATTTGCATTGCATTCAACAGAGGTGATCTTTTATACTTACCAAAGAAAGTTTGTACTTATGAAGAAAACATCATTGAAAAAGATGGTTTGTATTGGACAACAGAATACAAAGTTACTATTCCAACTTGGTTCATTCAGCAAATGACAACGAATCAAAGAATAATTATCAATCTAATTAAAGATCAATGGAACTAAGAAAAGACTTCATCAACAGAATGCAATGGATGATTTTAGAAATTAAACAAAGCAAACTTGATGATTCAAACATTCTTTCAATGATTGAATTCCAGTTGATGCAAAGAGAAAAGGACTTGATCACAGACGTAAAAAGAAAAGTAATTGGTGAACAAGAAGTAAAAGACAATAAACAAGTGTCTGCATCTTATGTAATAAGAAAAGGAAATGATAAATTTCTGGATATTATTGATGACTTGTAAATTGTAATAAAATTATTACTATATTTGCACTAACCAAAACCAAAAACAATGTCAAGATTATTCAATCAATTTTTAGAAAGAGTTCATTCTGGAAATCCTTATGCAAGGGAACAAGAACTTTCAAATCAACTAAATGCAGAACACCAAGAATGGCATCATGAAAGACAGAAATGGCTTGATGGCAAAATCACATTATACAATGGTGGAACTGTTGAACAATGGGTTGCTTTAGGCAGACCAGCAAACGAAAACAAAACTTTATAAAATCAGAATCATGCAAGTAAAAAATTCAAAAGTATTAAGCAATCAAGCAAATGGATCTTTGGATCTTCAACATGGAACTTTCTTCAAGTTTGAAATCAGTTTTGAAGACGGAACTGTTGGTGAATACCTTTCAAAATCACAAGATGGTGGAAACAAGAACTTCCCAATTGGACAAGAAAAGGAATTTGAAGTGACTGAAAACAAATTTGGTAAAAAAATTAAACCACACTTTGCACAAAAATCATTTACACCACAACAAGCAAGTGGAACAAGCACAAATCCAGACATTCAAAGAATGATTGTGAAGCAGTCATCATTGAAAGTTGCATCAGATATTTGTATTGCAAACAAGAAGACAGACTTGAATACTATCTTCAAGACTGCAAATACAATTTTTGAATGGGTAATGGAAGACAAAGCTTCTGAAAAAACTGATGATGGTTACACATCTGTAAAGAAAGAAGAACTAAAAAAGTCAGATGACTTGCCATTTTAAACATGAACTGGAGTCCTAAAAATAAAGCAGAACAATTGTTCAAGGAATTATTTGATACCAAGTCAAACATGGCAAATGAGCTTGGAATATCAAGACCAACAATTGACAGATATTTTGACAATCCAAATTTGTTAAATCGACACATCAAAAGAATTTCAAAATTGAAAAGAGTTTCAGAATTGAAATTGTACAAAGCAATAAACGAATAATGGAATACTCTTTCAACATAGATTATGCACAAGAATTTGGTGTAAGTGAAGCTATCATGATCAAGAACTTTCAATTCTGGATAAAAAAGAATTCAGCAAATAAAGATTCAAATCATGATGGCAGAACTTGGACATTCAATTCAGCAATTGCATTCAAGAAACTATTTCCTTTCTGGAGTACTGGACAAATAAACAGAACTTTGAATTCACTTGTTAGTCAAGAAGTCTTGATGGTTGGTAATTATAACAAAGCCAAATATGACAGAACCAAATGGTTTGCATTCATTGATGAAGCTTCATTTGTTGAAAACGACAAATGCAATTTACGAAAACAGAAAATGGATTTACCGAAAACGACAAATGCAATTGTTGAAAACGATCAACCTATACCAGATGTAAACACAGATATAAACAAAGATGATAAACACATATATAAAATGTCTATCGACATTTACCACAAATTCTGTTTGTCACAATTAGATGCACCAGCAAAGATTGATGGAGTACAAGGGAAAGCAATGAAGACCATTTTAAGCTATCTGAAGACACTTTGTAAACAAAAAGGGAATGATAGTCAAGATGCAATTCTAAGTTCCTTAAAATACATATTTGGTAATTGGAACAAGCTTGAACCATTTCTTCAGAAGCAAATCAAGTTGTCACAAATAAATTCTAATTTGGTGAACATTATTCAAGACTTAAAAAATGACACAAACAAAAACAACATTGCAGATGACATCCTTGCAAAATATAGATAGAAACATTCTTTCACCAGTCAATCCAAAATTCAACAGAAATATTCTGAAAATGAAGATGAATGATGTGGTTGAATTGCAATTGAATGATCCACCAATTTCATTGTACAAATCATACAAAGAAAATGAAGAAAAAACAGTTGATATTTTGATGCTGATGATGTTGAAATTTCAAGACTTCTATAATTGCAAATCAAAAATGAATAGGGAACAAGTTGAAGAAACAGCTTTCTTGATAATTGAAAGATACAGAGGTTTGAATTTTGTTGACATTGGAATGTGTTTGAAACTTGCAAAGATGCAAGAAAAGATTTATGACAGAATAGATGGTGGAATGATTCTGGGGTGGCTTGATTTATACGATGGAACAAAAACAAACTTGATTGTTCTGGAAAGACAAAAACAAAAGACAAAGCAAGAATCAGAATGGTCAGCACTTGGAGAAAGAACTTCAATTCAAAAATTAAAAGACTTTTTAAAATGACAAAAAAAGAACAAACAGAACATCTTCTGGATTTAGTTTCAAGAAAT